CGAAGGGTTCACTACTGCTAATGTAGTTACAGGTACACCAGAGGTTAATCCTGCAGCCCTTACTGAACAGGGTATCTTACAGCCTAATAGTATACTAACGCCATTCCCCGACATAGGCGAACCAGAAGACCCTAATAGGGTTGTACAACAAGAAACCAAGGAAATAGAGCAAATGTTCGGTGGATGGCCTAGAAGAGCATATGAAGTCCCTGATGGACGACTGGTTCAGGCTGAACGTGAGATTGAGGCTACCTATGGCGATAGAGTTTCTATTGACCGTAAAGCTAAATCTCTTGTTAAGTTTGGTCGTTCTGCAGAGCTAAGTACAACAGGTCTTGAGACTGTATGGACAGTAGGTGGAAATGAAGTTTACGTTAGTGATAATAGCATTTCTTTTATTTCCTCTTCTAGTGCATCTGACACACAACAGATTACTATAGAAGGTCACACAGTAGATGCTAACGGTGATTTTACTTTCGTAGTTCAAACTGTAACTCTTGAAGGTCAAAATACCGTAGCTCTAGATACAGACTTAGCCAGAGTTTCCAGAGCTTACAACAGTGATAGCACAGAACTTGTTGGTCGTGTGGTCGTATATGAGAATACTACAGTAGTTGGTGGTGTACCATCCGATGCAACAAAGATACACATTGATATTCCTTTAGGCTTTCAGCAATCATTTAAAGCTGCAACAACATTCAGCAACCAAGACTACTATCTTTGCACAGGTTTCTATGGTGCTGTTAGCGCAAAACAGTCTGGTGCAGTAGATTTTTATATAGAGGTCAGGGATAAAGGTAAAGTATTCTTACCCAAAGGCTCTTTTACAGCGTCCTCTACAGGTGGAGCAACAGATATTAGCCTAGACCCTGCCATTCTAATACCTAAGAACGCAGATATTCGTGTTAGATGTGAAACAGAAACAAACAACATTGTAACCTTTGGTATCTTCAAAGGTTATATTGCAAAGGTTCTTAACTAATGCCTAAAACAGCCCTCAAAAATAAGATGGAAGCCCACAACAAGAAATCTAAGCATAAGGTGACTATGCGTATGCTAGAGGCTGTCTATGATCGTGGTATTGGTGCATATCGTACAAACCCTGCTAGTGTTCGTCCTAACGTGAAGTCACCTGAACAGTGGGCTATGGCTCGTGTCAACAGCTTCCTGCGTATTGTAAGTGGCTCTAAGTCTGCTAACCATGATAAAGACCTGCTACCTTCGTCGCACCCATCGTCATCCAAGAAGAAGATGCTAAAGGCACAATATGCTAATGATGTCTTCACAACAGAGATGGAAGCACGTAGCCGTTCTATGGATATGGGTTGTGGTGGAGCTATCCACGTACATGAGGTCGAAGGACAGGCCGTTTATATGCCCTGTGGGAGCCATGAAGAGTATCTAGACTACTACCGTACCGAAGATGAGCAAGAAGACGCCTCAGTGGATCGCTTAGAGGCTCTCAGGGTCATTGTACAGGAAGTAATGAAAGAAGAATTTGCCAAGGCTGAATACCAAGGCGAAAAAGTAACTTTAAACAAGCCACGCAGATTGTCAGGTGGCAACAAAAAGTTTGAAGTCTTTGTACAAGATGGCGACAAAGTAAAACGAGTTACCTTTGGTGATCCTAACATGGAAATCCGTAGGGATGACCCTAAAGCAAGAGCTAACTTCCGTAGTCGTCATTCGTGTGATACCAAGAAAGACAAGACGACAGCAGGTTACTGGTCTTGTCGTATGTGGGAAGGAGGCACTAGCGTGTCTGAACTAACAAAATCAGTCGAGGGTCAAATCCTCAAAGCTGACGAAGAACAACGCATGGTCTATGGCTGGGCATCAGTAGTAACCGAAAAGGGTGAACCTGTAGTTGACCGCCAAGGTGATGTGATAGAACCTGAAACACTTGTTAAAGCTGTAAATGGCTTTATGGAACATGTGCGTGTAGGTAAAGAAATGCATAAAGGGGATCAGATTGGAGCAGTAATCCATTCTATGCCAGTCACTAAAGAGATTGGTGAGTCCCTTGGCATACAGAGTGACCGTGAAGGTTGGATCGTAGCGTTTAAAGTATATAACGATGACGTTTGGGCCAAGGTCAAATCTGGTGAATTAGCGGCCTTCTCTATTGGGGGTCGTGCAATCAAGGAGGACTATAGTGCCTAATTTATTGAAACAGCTTGAACTGGATGAATTGTCCCTTGTGGATCGTCCTGCCAATGCACAGGCAATGGTCTCCTTGTTCAAGCGTGATGATTCCAATGGAGATAACATGGAACAAGAAGTAGACAAAATGTCAGATGACCTAAAAGCAAAACTAAAGCCATACATGGATAAGGGTATGTCGGAAGAAGATGCTATGAAGGCTTATGAAATGGACATGAAGAAATCTGAAGCAGCAGAGATTGACGAGCTTGATATTGTCAAAGCTGAGAATGATGCTCTTAAAATTCAGAACGAAGACCTTCGTAAAGCTCTTATCGACAACGGCTTTGTAATCAAAGCTGACACAATCGAAAAGAAAGTTGAACCAGAGTACATTGAGTATGAAGGTGAGCAAATCAACAAAGCTGATGTACCTGCTGTAATTCTAAAAGCCTTAGAAGAAGCAGAGTTTGCAAAAGCTGATGCTGAACTAACAAAACGTGCAACAGAAGCACTACCACACTTTGCAACAGACGTTGCTAAATCTCTAGTCGCAGAGTTTGGTGAAGTAGAATCTGTCATGGAATCACTGAAAGCTGCAGACGCAACTTTTGCTGAGACTATGGAAGAAGTTGGTAAATCAGACGCAGATGGCGAGTTTGCTACTGCTACTGATAAACTAGAGACCCTTGTTAAGTCTTACATGGACGACAACAAAATGAAGAAGAGTGACTACGCAAAAGCATACGCTGCCGTAGCTAAAACCGACGAAGGTAAAGCTCTTATTAACAAAAGCTATAAAGGGGAATAATTATGGCTGTAATGCAAAGCCGTGACACACGGACATTCATTGCTGGCGAAGACCTATCGTCGGCGCAATTCAAATTCGTAACACTAGAATCAGATGGTCAAGTTGACCTAGCTGACGCTGCAGGTGAGAACTGCATCGGTGTTTTGATTAACGACCCAGCGGCTGCAGAAGCAGCGACTGTTGTTATGTCTGGTAAAGTAATGGTAACTGCTGGCGGTACAATCGCTGCAGGTGCTGCTGTTGCCACAGACGCTTCAGGTGACGCTGTAACCGCCGCTGCCACTAATATTATTATGGGTTACGCAACTGAGGCAGGTGTTGATGGTCAAATCATCGCTATCGAACTCATCCAAGGCGGCAACGCTGCGGCGTAATCAGCAATAGGAAGGATATAGAAAATGCCATTGCTAACACCAAATTCGGTACATATTGATCAGCCGTTGACAAACCTGACCATTGCTTATGTACAAGACCAAACAAACTTCATCGCTGACAAGGTTTTCCCTGTTATCGGTGTAGACAAACAGTCAGACAAATACTACATCTATGACCGTGACAACATGAACCGTACAGGTGATGTTAAGGCTCTTGCTCCACGCACAGAAGTCAACCGCATCGGTATGTCATTGTCAACAGATAGCTTCTATGCAGACGTATACGGTCTAGGTATGGACTTCGATCAGCAAACACTTGCTAACGAAGATGCTGCTCTAGACATTCGTGCTGCTGGCGCACAAACTCTGACAAACCGCCTATTGATCCACCGTGAAGAGCAGTTTGCAACAAACTTCTTCGCAGCTTCAATCTGGGGTTCAGAATCAACACCATCAAACTTGTGGTCAGACTACACAAATGGTACACCAATCGCAGACGTAACAACTGCTCGTCGTACTATGCAGCTTAAGTCTGGTGGCTTCAAGCCAAACACAATGGTTGTCGGTAAAGAGGTGCGTGACATCTTGATCAATCACCCAGACATCCTAGCACGTTTGAACGGTGGTGCAACTGTATCAAACACTGCATTGATCACCAACGCTAAGTTGGCTGAAATCTTTGAAGTAGAAAACTTCTACGTCATGGAAGCAGTGAAAAACACATCTGTAGAAGGTGTTGCAGAAAGCAATGCGTTCATCGGTGGTAAACATGCTCTATTGGTACACGGCCCAGCGGCAGGTGGACTAATGACACCAATGGCTGGTGCAACATTTGCATGGAACAACCTATCAGGTGTCAACAACTTGGGCGTAACTGTAGAGTCATTCTCTGACGATGCACTTAAGCGTCAACAAGTTGCAGAACACATCCAAGTTAAAATGTCATACGACATGAAAGTCACTGGCGCAGACTTGGGTTACTTCTTTGACACAGTTGTTGCGTAAGATAAAACTCTGGTGGGGGCGTAAGTCCCCATCAAACCCGACTATAAATAACGAGGAAGAAGAGATGGCCCGAAGACCAATGCCCTTCCAGTTTGACCGCCCTGTATTTGTTCGTATTCCCTTTGATGGGCATAAGAGACACTTTGAAGCAGGTGATGAGTTCAAGTGGAAAGAGTTAGGTGTAGACGAAATCCGTGTAGAGATACTCTATAACAAAGGTTGGTTGCACCACAACTCTGAGATGGAAGTAAAGACAAAAGTCGGTGATGGACTAGAAGAACTGGATGTTGCAGGACTACATGATGTTGTAGACGCAATCAATGCCAAAGTTAAAGCTAAGTCCCAATCACAAGCAGACTTTGATAAGAAAAAATGTAAGAAGTCCAAGATTGCTGATAAACAACGTGGGCTTATTCGTAGTTGGCGTAGAACTTACGGACACTTGGAGAACTAATCATGGCTTGGAGCTACGACGAAACTGATCTTGGAACTACGACTGCATCTGGTCGTTTAAATTCTGTACGTCTGCTTCTTGGAGACACAGATACAAATGATCAACAAGTGCAGAACGAAGAGATTACTTTTGGTCTAGCCCAAACTAATGATAACGTATACTTTGCTGCTGCATGGTGTGCAAGAGTTGTCGCTGCTAAGTATTCACGACAAGTAAATACAAGCCTAGATGGTGCATTAAGTGCAGACTACACAGACTTAGCCAAGCAGTATGCAAACCTAGCAGAGAACCTAGAGTATCAAGGCAAGAAAGCTGGTGCTGTAGTAGGTATCAAAGCAGGTGGCATCAGTAAGACTGCTATTGATGCAGTACGTGCTAATACGGATCGTGTTACACCTTCATTCCGTCGAGACCGTTTCCGTAACCCACCTAGCTACAGTGGTGATGAGTACGGCTCAGATTACGATTAAGGAGAATTACAATGGCTACTTTCAGAGCTTACGATCTCCTTAAGTTGGTTCAGGATCATGGACAAGA